GTTCTAACATTGGCTCGGTAGGTAGAAATATCGCTTGGTATAGCTGTACTTGATTCAGCTTTGCGTGTTACATACCAATCTGTTTTTTCCAAAAGATGATGAGCATGGTTTTTGGTTCTTGCTTTCCAAAGTGTTTTTAAACCATCTGTAACACCTTGTTTGCCTGTTAAAGGGTCAGTTATAGCATTTCCACTTTCATCAACCCACAAAGTATCAACTAAACTTTTTTCTATTAAAGTGCCATTAGCTTGTCTCCCAGAATAAAAACGATTATCAAATACTGCATCTTGTGGTGATGGGTCAGACCATACAAGACCAACTGCTTTCTTTTGGTCATTAGTCCATATAGACCAGTTATAAGGATGACGAATTTTGTTAGCATCAACCCAACTGCTACCCTCTTTAATTACTGTATTACCTAATTTCCAAGGCATTATTTTCTCCTATCTTGCGTTTGCATATTTAAATGGTTGTTCGGCAAATGCTATATAAGCATAGGTATTTGAATTATTAAATCCATAATTAGATGAACCATCTCTAAGTTTAAAACCATTCGATAAAAAATCTATTTTGTAGTTTGCATTTGTTTGAGTATCATTAGCTGACTCTAAATATAATCTATCATCCATAACATTTGTTGTGCTTCTTGTTGTGTCATAGACTATCCACGATGCACCACCACTTTCATTAGAATCTATATTTTTAACCGTAACCCATCGTGGGCGAAACCCTGTCCAAACGTATGTACCATCATCACTTGCATTTCCTTCGTATGTACCAATTTTAGAATATCCATCAATACTACGAAAACAATACATAATATACTTTGTTGCATTTTTATTTACTTCATCATGGTCAGATATTTCTACAGTTGTCGTTGTTGGTGTAAAGTAAAATACATTACCACTATCCGTGCTTTTTGCTTGAGTATCAAAATAAAAGTAATCATTTCCTGATATTTGTGGAAATGCCATTACCCATTGTGTAGAAGCATTATCCCTATCTTTAATTATTACCCAATCAGGTTTTGCACCTAAACCATGTGGCACTCCTTGTTGGTCAGTTTTATTCCCAGTATAGGCAACAATACTAAAACCTGCATCTTGATTAAATGTATAGCCAGTTGGAGTTATATCTTGTCCTGTTGTGTCTATGCCTGAAGTTGTTCCTGCTTTCCAATTCCACGCAACGTAATTATGGGTATTAATATTAACAAAATTACCACTATCACTATTATCTCCAACGCTAAAACCATTAGATAAAAAACCAGTTAATTGTTCCGTATGTGTTGATTCTGCTGCCGTATCTGAAGATAATAATGCTTTATTTACACCTCTTACACTATCAAATAGACCATGATGATATGCATTACTTCTATTTTTTGCCCATACTAAATCAGGTTGAAAACCAACAGTAGTTATGTTTGTGTCTGTAGCATTACCAGTATAAAGGACTGTATTAAAATTATCATCAGCTTGTTCAATAGAATTAGGTCCTATAGTTGGTTCAGTAATATTATCC